TTGGAAAGTTCATAATAGCTGCTAGATGCTGCACCTCTTGCTTGTTTGAGACAAAGTCGTGCAGCTTGATCTCTTTAGCGGCAGATAATATTGTAGGAAGATCTATCGACGTGTTTGCGTCCTTGTCCATAACATGCTTGAGGCATGCGTATATCATGGAGTTGGAGTCTATTGTAAAGCTACTGGCGTCAATCAAATCTGCTATGTCATAGTAAGCCTCTGAGCCATATCGACAGACCCCCGCAAGGATCGCTCGTTCAGCAGGCGCATCCGATAAAATCATTTAATCTTTTCCTCTCTCATTTTCTTGAGCATTTCGTAAGGTTGTCTATAAAAGGAATCGAAGTAAGAGCCATTGCCATCCTGTGGAAGCTCGGGCATTTTTGTCACAACATGTTCAAAGTGCTTCCAGCATTCTTCGCAGGCCACATCGGGCTTGTGCCCTAACTGACCCTTGTCATGTGTAATATAATGATTTGTTTTGGATGCTAGATTCATATTTGTTCGATTGGTAAATGCAGCCGCTCCCAATAGTTGATATATAGAATTAAGCTCTTCCTCATGGGCTTCCTCAAGGGTTAGTTGCTTACTAGTTATGTCTTCTTGACCAGTTAACAATACAAAACTCTGCGCGGTAAATGCAATGGTCATGAGAACCAACATTGCAAACAGCGCTTTTATTTCTTTACTACTCATAATCTTCTCCTTGTTTTAATTAACGATGGCACGAACATTTATTACATTTAAATCTGTCGGCTTCTGGAGGTAGAAGCGCCGGTGAAATCATTGATGTTTTGCCGCAGTCCATACATTTGGCCTCGATCTTTTTAAAACTCGGCCCATGTGATATTATACCACCCTCCTTGGGCTTGTCAAGTCCCTTTTCTCGATCAAATTTTGAGGCCGCTTTAATTTCACTCTTCTCTTCTGCGGACAAGGAGACTCCGTCAAGGAAGTCCTCCACTTTTTCTTTTGGTGGTGACGCTGCTGAGTCGTTACGACGCTTGCGTTTCCCCCTGCCTCGTCGTTTTTTTCTCGGTCTCTGGCCCACTCCGGTTTCTATGATTCGTTGCAGGCTTTCCAATTGCTCTTCAGACATACCATCCAGAAGTTCCATTAGTTCTTTTTTATTTCCCATGTTCTCTAAAGCCCTTCTTCCACGTATGATTCTTTTTGTCCCACCATTTTTTGTAAGTATCGCTTATAGCCTTTGACTTTTCCTCAATGGTCTTGCGATGCTCTCTTGCGGCCTCCAGATCCCAATCATCGTTTTCTTTAGGCTCGTATTCCTTTTTCTTTGCCACTAGCCACCCCCTCTTCTTATCCTGTCATACCAATATGAAATTAGATCGAACAGCCAAATCGCTATACCCTTCAAGTCCACTATCTCATAGCCTTGGCTCTCTGAACGCTAAGGAAAATATCGCCAATGCTTTTAACCGAAGACGATAGATAAGTCAGCCTATCTGCTCGCTGCTGCGCATAAACCCTGATGCTCTCTAGCCTTGATATATATCCATCTTCCTTTACTACTTGATAATGCTGACTGTCCCATGAGCCTTTATATTGACTTTCTCTGCCCGATACCTTTTTCTTGATGCTAGTGGTCGCCCAGTTTACCCTAGCTATTTCCCTATTGTAACTGCGTTGAAGATGAAAGGAGAGGGATGCTAAAAGTAGGGCGGCTTCTGCGCACTGTTCGGGGGTAAGTTTTTCAATTTCATTCCTAGACAACTGTAAGTATTGCTTAGCCGAGTCGTCATGAAAGTCATCACGGAATTTTGGAATCCCAAGAGAAGACTCGTACTCATCTAGAATTGTATCAAGCTTTTCTAGCTGTTCTTTTGCTGGATTCGGGATACCCATTGTTCTTCATCCTCATTAAATGGTAGTTCGATATATGTAAGATTGTTGAGCAAGCACCAGTCTATGAGTTCCCCATCTCTTTTACGCTGCTCAAGAAAGTCTTTTGCGCAACTATGATATAAACTATTGAACTTATAGTGTTGAGAGCCATGAACCTCAACTACTGTTTTGATAGTATTGATATAGAAGTCTACAAAAACTCTTTTATTCCTCCTGAGTTCTACGGAAACTTCTTCGGAGATTTGTAGAGTGGGATATAAACCTGTTAGAATGCGACGTGCGGCAAGGTGTAGTTTCGATCTTGGTCTTTCGCTATTATGTCTTACCGCAGCCCCCTCGATGCGCCATTTGGAAATATTCCCATCTAGATCGCTAATTCTCATGCTTAGTATCTAAGCCCCTCTGGGCTTTGTCCGTGCGAAGCGGGAGGACTGGGAAGCTCACTGAGTCTTTGGTGATGACTTTTGTGCTCTTGTTGGTCGATGTATCGCCGCCTTCTGGCGTGAGCTTGGTCATCTCCTGTAGAGACGGAACTTTGGTATCTGTATCTATAGCCCACAGAACCCCCTCTTTCTTAGCGTATGATCGCATTCTTCTTACGGGAACGATGAGGTTAAAGGTTTCTCCTGCGCCACGAACTAACATTCCCATATAATACCCTGCCTTATCGCCCGATCTTTCACTCAGAAAGACCCCGCCTCCACTAGAACCCGGAAAGGCAGTCACTGTCGTTTGGTCAAAGACCGTGCCATCTCCGGTTCCCAAGTCCAGAACTCTACCAACTTGAGAGCAAATGCCTCTCGTCATCGAGTTGCTGCCTACTTGGCCTAGCAAAGAGCCCACATGATATAGCTCCGTACCGATAGCTACTGGTTTGCCCTCCGCCTTATAGAATATAACAGACTTATCTATAAAGCCCTTTTTTCTCACCATTAGGAGAGCCAAATCTTCTCCGTTGTCGGCATCAGAATACTTGATAACCTTAGCCTCCATCTTTATTTCCCCAACTCGACGGCCATCCTCTACCAACTCCTTGACGATTTGAGCGTCCTTGAACTCAATAATCTTGGCGGACTTGCCGTCCTTGATTACCGTGCGACTAGATCTTAATCCATCTACTACATGTGCAGCGGTCCATACAAAGTTGACCTTTTCTATTCTGTTAGGAGCCACTTCTACATCCCTAGTAATAATAACGCCAGAACCCTCTCCTCCGGCGGCCTTAACTGTCACAGAAACGTCTTGTAAATGTTGGTATAGTTCATTTTCAGCACTAGAAATCTTAGCGGTTCCCATTGCCAGTATTAGAGCCATTGTTAAAGCGTATTTCTTCATAATAATATTACCTTTCAATTTCCACCATAGAAAAAATTTCATCCTCAAATGTCCTGTATTGATCTGGATTGTCTTCCAGATACTTAGCAAGATTGTTTTTACCTTGTAGCTTTTCTTCATTAGGAAGGGTGAGCCACGATCCACTTTTCTTGATAAATCCGAAATCAACAAGTAGATCGGCAAGCTCCATTTCTTTCCAGATTCCACGACCATATCTAATATGGCTGGAAACTTTCTGCCCCGGAGGGCCGATAGCTGAAGTGACTACATTCCAATGTACGGTCTGTCCTATTTGTGTATCTCCTTGCATAATGGGAGTTGTATGGGTGGCATGTAGTTTTACGTCTACTTGATACTTTAGTGCGCTTCCAGATTTTTCTACCTTGGTTTTACCCCTTCCAAAGGTAGATATGTTAGCCATTAGGTGGGTAATCCCCACGACGGTTGTTTTGTTAATGGGGATCGCTGGAGCGATACGTCTACAGAACTTTGCTAATATTTTTTGCACACTCATGACCTGCTGATCACTCAAGTCGCCGGTTAATTCGGCCTCACTTGCCAGTGCGGAAAACGAATCTATGACACATATAGTGCGAGGTTCTGTGTGGATAAGCTGGTCAAAGATGCCTAGAAATTTTTCGGCAGAAAGGATGTTGCCTTCAGTGGACTGTATTACCTGCATCAGCCCACCGTCTTCGCGTTGGAGATCCTTGATTCCCTCAAGGTCTCTTTTCCTTAATCTTCCTTCGATATTCCCATAGTATACGAACCTGTCGTCCTGTTGGGCGTTGGCACAAAAGGTGAGCGCCGTAACGGTCTTCCCCACCTTTTCAGGACCGGTCATGATAAACAGAGAGCCTTCGGGAACTCCTCCCCCCAGAGCGATGTCTATCTTCGGACTCACAGAAAGTATTTTTAATTCTTGATCTGTGATAGCAGAGGGGTCGTGTAAAACGTCTCCGTATTCCTTTACTATATCCTTAGTCATTCAAGTTCCTCTAGTTTCGAAATAATAGACTTTTTATTGTTGTTGGTGGCAAAGCTTTCCTTGCTGCGGAAATCATAATCCACATCCTCTTTGCTGATAGCTGGAGTCCTGTAATTATACTCCGCAATTTTCTCATGCACCCACTTCGGGCGTAGACTTATGATATATTTATTCTCCCTGAGAAATCCCACGATCTTGTCTATGCCGTGAGTGCTGATGAGCTTTGTTAGGCTGCGGTTGTTGATCTGTTCCTGATAGAACTTTTGCCAGCCGGTTAAATTCAGGCTCTTAGTATAAAAACCCCGAGGAAGTTCCTTCTTGTCTTTGGCTGCTTTATTTTCACAGATCAATTCAACAATGTACTGCCTGCCTGTTATCCAAGCAAAGCCATCTTCGTCAACATCTGGTGAGTATCTAGAGGGATATTTCCTAGCATCCGTTCTACTCTTCATCTGATCTGATCTTGTGAATAAAGTCTCGGTGTCGGGCCGGGGGAGCAGGTGGTGGCAACTTTTTAGACTCGTCGCTCCTAGTAGATGCGGCTGGCGTCATGACCGTAATCCCATCTTGACCTCCTGCGGTCTTGTTGATAAAAAAACTTTCTCTTTCTGACTTTTGTTTCGCATTTTCCAATGGTCCGATTGCTTTTTTAATAAAAGTCACGCTCCTATCAAGCTGCTTCGCCATGTCTTGAGCAGAGACCCCCTCTTCAAACATACCTTTAATACACGCCTTTTCCACTTCTGAGATCTGTCCTTTTTTCATAGTAATTCTCTTTCTGCATTATGTAAATATGCTATATTCTTAGTTCTTAAAAAATTTGTATAGAACCTAAAGGCTCTTTCTCCGATCTCTACGAACCTCCACTCAAGCCTTCCTGCATGCCCAAGTCGTTTACCACCCATGCCCTCGGTAAACATGCCGACAGGGTTGAATAGCCTTCCGTGCTTACCTCTCTTGGCGTAGTATTTAGTTCTCTTGCCAATAGTAATCTTCATTGCGTGAGCGTCAGCCGACTCCTGAGCCGTCTCCGAATCTATCTTCAGGCACGGGTACTGATCTTCCTCAAGGTAGTCCTCTTTGCCAGTGACGGTATAAATCACCTCTGTTCTTTTAGGAGCCTTGGTGGGTTTACTTTTGTCGATAATATGGATGTCTTTTTTGGAAGCTTTTTTCTTAGCCATTATCTTCTCCTCTTCTTTTTTTTCTTAACCGGACGACTCTTCTTACTAGATCCTTCTTTGGTCCATTCGACCTTTTCTGAGGGCTTATCTACTCTGCTCATGCCGGTAGGCAACTCAGACATTCCGCCCTGCTTTTCGGTCTTAAAGCCATGTCTCATATCTTCGACCTTCTGCTTTCCATATAGGGCCGTTTGCTTTTCTGCATATTGACCTATAGTTTTACAATCAGACAGAGATAGGGATGCAAAGCCCGTGATATTGTCTCCAGATAGATCTCTGGTTACTTTATTGCTTCCACACTTGGAGCATTTTACCTTTTTACTTTGTAGCTCATACTCAGACATACTGCAAAATATCGCTGTCTGGATTGAGCATTCTTTACAAAAAAATGTGTATTCTGGCATCTCGTCCTCGCTAATTATACCCTACGCTATTCTAGGGGTTGTCCAAAATATAAATAAAACAAAAGAGCCATCTGGAATACGGTAACTCCAATAGACGCAATTAATATTCCGTTGGGAAACCTATTGTAAAGGCCAAGGAGAAGCGACAGCACGACGAACGTACTTATAAATTTTAATCCAATAAAAAGCGAAACATCCCCACCGTCTAGCTCAATTAAGTAGCTCCCAATAGGGTTCTGTTCTGCGTGTTTCATTACTGTCCTGTTTTTACTGAGCCAATACGTGTCTACTGAAGCTACTATTACAATAATAGCCGCGCAGACATATATGATTGTCTTTCTTGTAAACATATGTTACACCGGGTTAGAATTATATGCACTTTGACCATCCACACTGTGCGCAAGTCACGCATCCTTCCTGTCTAATTAAGCCACTGCCACTACACTCGGGGCAGCTTCCTTCTTCTTTAGTCCCATCGGGTATGTATTTCTTGAGCGCACGAGACATGCTCTTTGCAAAGCAGGTCATGTCACCCTTGACTTTTTCAAGCTGCTGAACAACCATATGTATACAGGTTCCATGCCTCAGTGCAGTGGATGTCATTCGCGTTAGCGCGTCTTCTTCCGCGCTACAGGTAGCGTTAATGGGAGATAGTTCTAGCCCGTTTTCTAGGATGGCCTTGTAAACCCCCTTCGGCCTTCCCATTTTTATGATCTTTCCAGACTTGACCTTTCTCTCTATAAAGCCGTTCTTACCGGCAAAAACTTCATATACCTCATCTTCATAAGTGCCCACCAGAACGAAGTAGCTTTCTCCCTTGACTGTTATGTGATGTACGTTACAGGGAAGTTCTTTGGGTCTCTCGGGAGCAACAGCCTTACTAATTATACCACCAGATCCTAGAGAAGACGCCTCTGACAGTACAGATG